ATGACAAAGGCAGATATTGAAAAGAAGAAGTCGCTGGCACGCACGCTCTATCTCTCGGGCATGGAGCAGCAGGAGATCGCGGAGAAGGTGGACGTGTCGCGCGTCACCATATCCAAGTGGTGTACAGCCGACGGATGGAAGGAGGCGCGTGCCGCCAAGAACATCACCCGTCCCGAACTGGTGAACAAACTGCTGCTCACCATCGACACGCTCATTACACAGGTGAATGACTCCAACGACCCGGCACTCATCGCAGGGCTGGGCGACAAGTTGGCAAAGCTCTCGTCGGTCATAGAGAAACTCGACAAGAAGGCTAACGTGGTGGACGCCATCGAGGTGTTCATGGCTTTCTCCAGATGGTTGGAGTTCCGCTCACAGACCGACCCGGAAGTTACTCCCGAACTGATGCGTGTCATCAACAAGTACCAGGACTTGTACATCACCGAGCAGATGGGCATAAAGTAACGGAGGGCAGCCTATGGCAACAGCAGCGGAAAAGAAAAAGGCATACGAGGAATGGAAAGAGCGGTGCCGGCAGGTGCAGTCCATCACGGACACATCGCTTCTCAAAAGCGAAACGCCCGTGGAGAGGGATATGCGCATCAAGCGTCTGCTCAATAATTATGCAGCGTTCTGCGAGTATTACTTTCCACATTTCCTCCAGTTGCGCGACAAGACGACCGGCGAGGTCATACGCACCATTCACAATGCGCCGTTCCACAACGAGGCGGCACGCAAGGTGCGAAACACGCCCGACCTGAAGGCGGTGTTCATGTGGCCGCGCGGTCATGCCAAATCGACGCACCTTGATGTTTTCACGCCGCTCTGGTTGATGTTCCAACCGAAGCGGCTCATCAACTTTATGGTGGTCGTGGGCAAGTCGGAGGATAATGCCGACCGACTGCTCGGCGACATTCAGGCGGAGTTGGAATACAACCAACGGCTCATCGCTGACTTCGGGCAACAGAAGAATGACGGTGGCTGGCAGGAGGGTGAGTTCAAGACCAAGAGCGGTGTGAAGTTCCTTGCCTGCGGTCGCGGTCAGTCGCCCCGTGGCCTGCGCGACCGTGAGGCTCGTCCGGACTACATCGTCATCGACGACTTGGACGATGACCAGCTGTGCCGCAACGAGAAGTTGGTGCATGACCTTACGGACTGGGTGAAGGAGGCGCTCTTCGGTGCGCTCGATGTGGGTCGTGGACGCTTCATCATGGTGGGCAACCTTATCAGCAAGAACTCTGTGCTCTACAACATCTCGCGCACAAAGGGCGTGTTTCTCTCCAAGATACAGGCGGTGGACCGAAACGGCGAACCAGTGTGGAAGGAGAAGTGGACGAAAGCGGAGGCACAGGCTTACCGCGACTTCGTGGGCTACCGCGCATGGGAGAAGGAGATGATGCACAACCCTATCGTGGACGGCACCATCTTCCGTGCGGAGTGGATTCGCTACAAGCGTCTGCCCAAGCTCGAAAAGTACGACATGCTGGTGTGCTACACCGACCCGTCGTTCAAATCGACCACTTCCAACGACTACAAGGCGTGCCGCCTGTGGGGAAAGATTGGCTCGGAACTGCATCTCATCGATGCTTTCGTGCGCCAGGCTACGGTCAGCGAGATGGTGCGGTGGCTTTACGACCTCTATGAGCGCACACGCGACACGGTGGCCGTGCAGTTCTTCATGGAGGCGAACTTCATGCAGGACGTGATTCTGGACGAGTTCGCCGTAGAGGGAAACCTGCGCGGATACCAGTTGCCCATCATGCCCGACAAGCGCAAGAAGCCGGACAAAATTCAGCGCATCGAGGCGGTCAGTCCGCTTTGGGAGCGTGGATTCGTTTTCTACAACGAGCGCAAGAAAGACGACCCCGACATGCAGGTGGGCATTGAGCAGACGCTGGCACTGGAGCGTGGCAGCCGTGTACACGACGATGCGCCCGATGCCGACGAGGGTGCGATATGGATTCTGCAGCGCAACACAAGACAGGAAAGTTTCAAACCGGTGTTCGGCAAGAGGCCGACCGCCAAAAACATTTGGTAACTATGATTCAAGTTATAAAGGACATTATCTGGGGATGGCAGTGCAAGCGTGCCATCAAGAAAGCCAACAAGCTCTCGGAGCTGCTTGGCATGAAATATTACGTGATTTACATGAACGGCTCGCTGAAGGTCGTGCCGAAACGCACCATCCGTGAACTGGTGGCAAAGCACCGCTTCCGCAAGGGTGTAAAGGTTGCCGACATCGAGCGTCGTGCCATTTATGTGACGCATTAGGAAGGAGGCTTACTATGTTTATCACGGAAGAGGACTACAGAGTGGTCATAGGCGAAAATGCGCTGAAGGTCGTGTCGCAGGCATCGCAGGAGATACGCGACAATGCGGAACTGGAGGCTTGCGAGGAAATTGCCGGCTACCTCAGACCAAAATACGACACGGAAGCGGTGTTCTCGGCTGAAGGCGAAAACCGCAATCGTCTGGTGGTAATGTATGCCGCCGACATTGCGCTCTATCACATGATTGCCGCTATGCCCCAAAAGATGGGCAGCGAAATACGCAAGGAACGCTACGAGCGTGCCATCAAGTGGTTGGAAGGCGTGCAAGCCGGGAAAATCATCCCCGACCTGCCGCTCGCCACCAACGAGGACGGCACACCGACTGGCGACCTGCTCATATTCGGTTCACAGAAACAATTACGACATAACTGGTAACGCTATGGATATAAAGAACTTTTTCAGCGGTATGTTCGGAGGTGGCAGTCAAAATATACTGCACACGCCAAATGGGGACTTCAACCTTGCGAAGTCGTCTGACCGCAAGCGCATGAAGAAGATGGTCATCGAACTGCAACGCACCACCGATGCGCTTACACGCAGGGACATTGCCGACTGGCGCAATGCCTGGCAGATGGCTATAAATGTGGACAGCCCGAACCGCCAACGTCTCTACGACATATACCGCGATGTGGATATTGACCTTCACCTCTCGGGCTGTGTTCGCCAGCGTGTAGGATTCGTCATGGCGAAGTCTTTCAAACTGGTCGATGCAAAGGGTAATGAGAGCGAGGAGGCACACCACTATTTCGACCAGGCTTGGTTCAAGCAAATGCTCGAATACGCGCTTGCCGCCAATCTTTGGGGACACTCGCTCATCGAACTTGGCGACCTCACCACCGATGGCGACGGATGTCCTTGCTATACGGATGTGAAGCTCATTCCACGGAAGCATGTCATTCCGGAATACGGTCGTGTGATTCAACAGCTCGGGCAGGACTGGACTACGGGCATCGACTACCACGCAGCCCCATTCTCTGACTGGCTCATAGAAGCTGGACGGCCTGACGATCTCGGACTGTATCTGAAGGCTGCCACGCAGACCATTCCGAAGAAAAACATGTTGGCATTCTGGGATTCCTTCGGCGAGATTTTCGGTATGCCGATGCGTATTGCACGCACCACCTCACGCGACCCCAAGGAAATGGGACGACTTGAACAGATGCTCAAGGGTGCCGGAGCAAGCCAGTACATGGTGGCAGGGCAGGACACCGAGATTGAATTCGTCGAAAGTGGAAAGGGCGATGCCTTCAACGTCTATGACAAACGCATCGATCGAGCCAACTCGGAACTGTCAAAGCTCATCATCGGGCAGACGATGACCATCGAGGACGGCAGCAGCCTCTCACAATCAGAAACACACCTGGAGGTGTTCGAGAACCTGGTGGAAAGCGACTGCACCATGCTGCGCGACATCGTGAACAACCAGCTTATCCCACGCATGGTGAAGCATGGCTTCCCCGTCAAGGGGCTGCGCTTCGAGTGGGACGATGCGGTGGACTACACGCCGGAGCAGCAGGTGGCATACGAGACGATGATCGCCGACCGCTACGAGGTGGACCCGATGTACTTTGCGGAAAAGTACAGCATGCCTGTGGGTGAACGGCGCAACGCCACACCCATGCTCCAGGCTGGCGGTGACGATGATGACGACGAGGGCAACAAAGAGCCGGACGACAAGAACAAGAAGAAACGGCAGCAGAACATTCACGGCGGTTTTTTCGACTGAGCCCCAGTGATTACCTGGGGCTGCACCGACGCTACGCCCAGCTGTTAGGCGATGGACCGCAGACTTTGTCGCTGTCAAAGGAGCGTGAGGAGGAGATACGCAAGCAGCTCTCCGAACTGTTCGACGGCATGATGCGCACGCTCTACTCGTTGGAGGGATCGCAGTTCCGCATTGAGGTGCTGGCCGAGCCGAAAATCCAGAAGTTCATCGATGCCCATGCCGGTGTGCTGGACTCCACTTTCAAAAAGGTGGAGATGTCCGATGCCATGCGCAAGCGGCTCCAGCGGTCTGACTACATCTTCTCCGGCATGAAAACATTCCACGAGTTGAACGAGGCGTTCCCGTCCTTGCTGGATTCTAACGGCAATAGAAAGACGTTCGAAGCCTTTTTGAATGATGTTCGGAAGATAGACAACACCTACAACTCCAACTACCTCCGTGCGGAGTACAACTTCGTACAGTCGTCTGCGGAGATGGCTGCCAAGTGGGAACGGTTCTCTGAGGACGGCGACCGCTACAACCTCCAGTACCGCACGGCTGGCGATGGCAAGGTGCGCCCGGAACACGCTGCGCTTAATGGCGTGACGCTTCCGCCGTCAGACCCGTTCTGGGAGGATTATTATCCACCAAACGGATGGAACTGCCGTTGCACCGTAGTGCAGGTGCGCAAGTCCAAATATCCTGCCACGCCCCACGATGAGGCAATGGCGCTTGGCGAAGAAGCTCTTCAACGTGACACAAAGGGCATCTTCCATTTCAATCCAGGAAAGGAAGACAAGACCATACCAGACTACAACCCCTACACTATTCGTCGGTGTCGTGACTGCGATGTCGCAAATGGCAAAATCAAGCTGGCGAGATTTGTTCCAGAGAATGAGTTGTGCGAAGCGTGCAAGCTACTTCGGTGCATCAAAGATGTTCAAAATGAACACATAGAAAAGAATCGTTCCTTATATGGCAAACTCATCAAAGATGATAAATATAAAGATGTTGCCTTTGATGAAAAGAACGGGGGCTTAAAAGCCACCCATATTGGGCACAACTTAGACAAAGACAAAGGCTGGTATGAAACCACAATACAAGATGTTGGATATAAACATGGGCACTCTGTTATCTTAGAGGAAGAGCCTCAGAATGTGTATAAAGGAAAGAGTTGCGAGGGACTTTGGGATAATCTTAAATTCGAGGTCGCCGGTGCAGAAAGTGGCACATCTAATAATATTAGAAATGCTCTCAAACATTGTGCATCTAAACCAGAATCAAAAATCGCAGTTTTATTCTTCCCTAACGGTAATTTCTCAGCGGAGAACTTCCAAGCTGGTCTTGCAAAATTCAATGGTCTCCAGGGAACATCCCAGTATAAGAAGTTTGATTTGATTTACTGCATACAAGGAGAAGAGATAGTACAAATAAAAAAGCCAAGTTAGAAAACTTGGCTGGAACGAGAGCGGGTCTCTAAAGGTTACCCCATCCCTCGCATTGCAAAGGTAATAACAAATTTTCAAAACACAACAAGTTATGAACAAAATTTTCTCATTTCTAAAAAAAAGCAACCGCTATAAGCATCTTATCGGCGGTTTATTGGTTGGTCTGTGCGCCTTGTCACCATGGGCAGCCATCTATTCTGCCATCATCGCAGCCTCAGGCCTCGAACTCAAAGACAAGCTTCACGGCTGTCCTTGGGACTGGATTGACTGGGCTTGCACAGTGCTCGGAGGCTTCATCGCAATGTTATTTTGGCTCATTGTGTAATATTCATTCATCTTTTTGCACAGAGAATGAGTAACTTTGCAAACTGGTAGAGTTTCCCATAGGCCGTGTGGTCTATCGCGGGTAC